GTGGATCAGGTGACAATGCAGCCTCGCACCATTGGTGCGTTGACTGACTACTCAAGGCGCCTGCTACTCCAGTCCACCATCGACATTGAAAGCCTTGTCCGCCGTGACTTGGCCACTTCAATTGCGATTGAGGTTGAGAACCAAGCCATTAACGGTACTGGCGTGGGCTCTCTGCCTTTGGGCTTCCTGAACACCACCGGCATTAACACCGAATCTGGCTTTACCACGTTCGTTGACTATGTGAACGCGGAAGCTTCCTTGAGCACCGACAACGCTCTGCTTGGCAGCTTGGGTTACATGATGAACGCAGCCCTGCGTGGCACCCTGAAGACGACTGAAAAGTCTGCTACAGGCACCAGCGCCAACTTCATCTACGAGACAAACAACACCATCAACGGCTATCCAGCCTACGTCTCGAACTCGATGCCAAACAGCACTGCGGTGTTTGCCAACTTCAGCGACATTCTGATTGGCTTCTATAGTGGCCTTGACATCATGGTTGACCCGTACACCGGCTCTGCCGCCGGAACTGTGCGTGTGATTGCCATGCAGGACTATGACGTAGCCATCCGTCATCCTGAGTCAATCTGCAAGATGTCCTGATAGCCAAGGAGCAGCCAATGCGTATCCAAATGCTGCGTAGCACCATTGTTGACCTCGTCCAGGTCAGCGTTGGCGACATCGTAGAAACCAGTGACCAAGCCTCTCGTTTGTTAATTGGTATTGGAAAAGCAATGGCAGCTCCTGCTACTCATGAAGTTGTGATTACGGACCAAGAGCCTCAACCTGCTAAACTCACCACCAAACGGAGAAAGACCAATGATCCACAACCTTGGAACTAAAACAACCCTAGGTAGCTTGCTTCCAACCCTGTCTCGTACTGCCAACGCCAACGGCACTGGCTTTGACTTGCAGGGCAGTAATGACGCAGAAGGCGATGCTGTCGTAATCCTCGATTGCGGCGCAGCAACTGCGGGCACAACCCCGACCTACAACGTCAAACTGCAAGACTCGCCTGACAACACCACGTTTACCGACATCACTGGCGCGACTTTTACTCAAGTCACAAGCACGGCCTCGCAGCAAAAGCTCAGCTTCAACGCAAACGACGTTAATCGTTACGTTCGCGCTGTAGCAACCATCGGTGGCACCAGCTCACCTGCATTTACTGCTTCCGTGACCTTGCTGTTCAGCAAGAAGTACGGCAACTGATCCTAATGGCGATTACAGACACCTTTGCATTTCTTAACACTGACGAATTTGGCGTTACTTGTCAAATTGGTGCAGATCCAAGTTTTGTTGGGATTCTGGATTCGCCAATGGAGCAGCTAGCAGGCGGCATGGCGTTGTCGCGGGAGTATTTGCTTTATGCAAAGACCTCTGATGTCAGCGCCACTGTCCGTGGCAGTGCAATTACGGTTGATGGTGCTTCTTACACGGTCAGGCAAAACCTGCCGGTTGATGACGGTCTATTTAGCGAGCTGCTGCTAAGCAAGGTGTAACCATGGCTGACACACGCCGCGAACTGATCCTTGCAAGGCTTAAGACCAACCTAGACACCATTGCAGGCGCAACGGTCTACAGAAGCCGTGTAGAGCCCTTAGCCCGTGGTGAGGTGCCTGCTGTGATTGTTGAGGCAGTCAGCGATCAGCCAACTGATACAAACTTTTTTGACAAGCTTGATTGGACCTTGCGGGTGCGGATCAGCACCTTGGTCCGAGCAGCCATACCTGACGACGACTCCGACACATACACGCAGCAGGTGCATCAAAAGCTGATGGCTGATCAAACAGTCAATGGTTACGCCCTTGACCTGACGCCAGACCGCACAGACTTTGCGCTGTTTGAGGCAGACATACCCTTGGCGATCATCAGCCAAGATTTCGTTGTGCGCTATCGTACAAGCAGAACTTTGCTCACCAGCGCCTAGTGCTATGGCTAAAATTGACAAAGAGGTGCCCACCCCCGGATTAGGCGGCAGTTACTTGTTTGACCCTAAGACCGGAAGCCTTACACTGATCACAGAACCCCCCGCCCCCACTGACAATGGCACTGACTCGCAAGAAGTTCCTAGTAGCGAAGATTGAGAGCACCTACGGGACAGACCCAGTGCCCGTTGGAGGCAGTAACGCAATTCAAGTCACCAACGTCGAAGTAACACCGATTGAATCTGACAATGTGCAGGCTGCTGCATTTCAAGGTTTTATTGGTGGTAGCACCCGTGGCACCTTGGTGGCCAACAAGCGCGTCAGCATCACTTTTGATGTAGAGCTTTCTGGCTCTGGCACCGCAGGCACAGCTCCAGCTTTTGGGCCACTGCTTAAGGCAGCCGGTTTGTCCGAGACTATTGTTGTAAGCACAAGCGTTACTTACGCTGGTGTCAGCAGCAGCTTTGACAGTGCCACTCTGTACTGTTTTTACGATGGCACCCGTCATAAAATCACAGGTGCTCGCGGGACCGTCAGCTTTAGCATGACTGCTGGTCAGTTTGCCGTTGCTAGCTTCCAATTCATTGGTATTTACAACGCCCCTGACAGCACAGCATTGAGCGGCACCTTTACTGTTGCCAACCAAGCTGCTGCTATTGAGGTTAATGACACCAACGTGACGACCTCAACCTTCCATGGTGTTGCTTCTAGCCGGATCGAATCTTTCGATTTGGCCTTAAACAACGAGCTGCTTTACAAAGAAACAACTTCCAACCAAGAGGTGTTGATTACAAACCGTGCCCCTGGTGGCACCGCTGTGATTGAAGCGCCTGCAATTGGCACAACCGATTTCTTTGGAAAAGCAGTTGCATCGGCCACTGGCAGCACCAGCCTTGTGCTGAGCGGAGGCGCTGGTAACATTGTCACTGTCAACGCGCCGCAAACGGACATCACTGGTTGCGCTTACGGCGACACCAATGGTGTTATCTCGTTGTCAATGCCGTATTTGGCTCTGCCAACTACCGCTGGCAACAACGAGGTTTCTGTGGTATTCACCTAATTCTCATGGCTTTTGTTCTAAAAAAAACCGCGTCTTACAAGTGGCCGATCAAGGTAGAGATACCTGTTGACGGCGGCAAGTTTGAAACTCAAACGTTTGACGCGGTATTTAAAAAGATGAGCCGCAGCGCCTTCAACAAAACAGTTGATGAAGGCGACGATGCCTTGATTGATGCCATCCTTCAAGGGTGGGATGGAATCAAGGACGAGGACGGCAAGGACGTCCCTTTCACGGAAAAATCAAAAAAGGAGATCTGTGACGATCATGCAATTGTGAAGGCCTTGATCTCGGCATACGCTGAGAGCATTATGGGGGCGCCAGCAAAAAACTAAAAGACGCCGCTAAGCATTGGGCAACTGGCGGTGTTATTGACGAGCGGGAATCTGACCTTAAGGGGCTTGGCATAAGCCCTGAGCAGATTCCTGCTGCTTCCTTGGAACCCCTTGAGAATAATTTTGAAGTCTGGGAAGACAACTGGGACATTGTCATGATGTTCATGCGCCTCCAGACCCAATGGAATGTCACCATGGGAGGCTATGTAGGCTTGCGGTATGAGCCGCTTCAGTGGCTATGCGGTCTATACTCGGTTAAGGACGTGCCAACCATGTTCGAGGGCATCCAGATCATGGAAGCCTCAGCCCTAAGCCAGTTGAACGGGAAGTAATGGCAAACGAAGCGACAATCCTCCGCATCAGAGCCCAGGTCGAAAACCTGGAAGGATTGAATCGCGCTCGTTCGGCCGTAAGAAATTTTGCAACTGAATCGAAGGCAGCCAGCAACGACCTTGATCTACTGCGCTCGCTCTTCAAGCAACTTGGCGATGAATCAGTTCGTTCTGTAAATAATCTTAAAAATTATCGCACCGGTCTTGATGCCCTGCGGCAGTCGGCGCAGATCGGCAGCAAAACATTTAATGAGCTGACATCTGAAATCAAGCAGCTTGATATTGAACTTGGATCCCTGCAGGGCAAGCAAGCTCAAGTTGCATCTGGGTTCAACAAGATTGCATCATCAGCAAACGCAGCAGCAACCGCCACAAGGCGTCAGTTTGACCTGTCTGGTGCTGGGGCTACCTTTGGGAGAACCACTGTTGCAGGGCAAGCTCGAACCATTAGGGACACCACGCAATATGCGCAACCAATTGGACCAAGAGCTGTTGATTACGCTGCAGTCAATACAGGATTGACACAAGCGGTTCAAGCCGAACAGCAATTAACAGACTTGTCACGGCGTGCAAGGCAAGAGCGGTTATTGACTGCTGAAAAATACAACAACTTAGAAATTGCTGCTGCTGATAAAAAAGCGCGTGAAGAACTTCGCATTCAACAACAAGGGAGTGATCGTGCGTTAGCAGATTTTGATAGGCGATTGGCAAACAGAACAAAGAAACGGGCTAATCTTCAACAGTTTGGCCAAACTGCCGGAGCCATTGCAGCATCTGGTGTTTTTGGTGGCCCTGAAGGCTTGATTGGTGCCGGCATTGGCGCATTTGGCGGCCCAGGCGGCGCATTGGCTGGTGGCGCCATGGGCGCACAAGTTAACATAATCCGTCAGCAGCTAAGCGGCGTTGCTAATTACACCAAAGAATTGAATCTTGCCAAGATTACATTGG